CGGTCGCGTAGACAGCCGTGCCGGCCGCCAGAGCCCCTCCGCTGGCGTTGCGGACGTGAACGTAGAAGTTCCCGGCGATGCCGCCGTGGATGTGGGGGATGACGACCGGCGCGGTGCCGGTGATCGTGAGGCCGGTGAAGCTAGGGGAATCCTCCGCGCCTAGTTCGTCGATGCGGGTTTTGTCCGCAGCACTCTGCAGGCCCGCTGCGCTGGTGGTCGCCAGCGGCAGCACCACGTCAGCGCCTGTGGAGCTCGCCAGCGTCCGGGTGGCGGCGGTGTAACTCAGGTCTGTGCCAGCCGCCTCAATCCCATCCTCCAGCTTGTCCAAGTTGCCATCATGCTCCGCCGCTGTAAGCGGCGTGCCCTTGACCAGTCGCCGGGTCAAATTCAGCGTCATGCGAACACCCCGGCCTCAAAAACGCCTTCCAAGTACACCGTAAAGACTGCCTCAATCTGCTCCAGCAGCACGATCGACAGCAGCCCGTCAGCCATCCGCATCGGCTCGTGCCGCACCTTGTACAGCCCGCCGTCCACGGTCACCTGGTCGCCGTAGGCCAGGCTGCCCAGCTCGGAGGTTTTGATGGTTAGGGCGTTCTCCAGGCTCAGCACCTGTTCATCCAGCGTGATCTCCGTCTTCCGGTCAAACATGCCGAAGGTGCTTACCGCGCCGAACTGAACCACCACTCGGCCCAGCCGCCTGGATGTGGCCTCCCACATCCGCAGATGCAACCTGTCCCAGGGGTTGGCCATGTCAGAAAGTCAGAGGCCCCGCCTGAGCGGGGCCAGGGTTGGATCAGTTGGAAAGCAACACCCGCACTGTCGTCGCCGCCTGAGCAGCGACAGCCAGCGCATAGCCCACCTTCTTGCGGGTGCCGGAGCTGTCAGTACCGGACACGCTGCCGGAGCTGAAATACACCGGGCCGCCGGCGGTGGTGGCATCGCCAGACGCGGCGGTGAGCTTGGGCAGGGTGAACACACCCTCCAGGGCCAGGACGCCGGTGGCGCCATTGGCCACGTCGGTCACGGCCACGCCGTGGAGATCGCCCACCTGCACCAGCTGGCCGCTGGTGATGGTGGCGCCGGCGGTGAAATCAATGTATTCACCGTTTTGGACAAAGTTCTTCATGGAATCAATGCGATGGGGTTAGAAATGGAATCAGACGTTTTTAGAGCGGTAGAACCCGCGGAAGTCCTTCACCGCCGCGCCGAAGTCAAATCGGGCCAGCAGTTCCACACCATCGGGGTCGCGCTTCTCAGTCGTGGTGACAGTCGGGCCCTCTTCGCCGGCCAGGTAGCCGTACACGATGCCCTCCACAGCGCCGGGGCTCACGGCCAGATACCACACATCGGCAGCACCGTCGAGGCGAGGCTCAACGATCAGCTCCATGTTGGCGGTCTGGGCATTCACCACAGGGCCGTTGTCGCCGGTGCGGGCGGAAGGTGCGAAACCGGACGGGAACAGGAACTGCAGAGCGGTGCTCTCCAGATCCGTGGGCACCATCAGATAGGAAGGCGTGAGGTTGATGGTGTTGCCGGCCAGGTCGGTCTGCTTGCGCATGGCCTTCTTCGCGGTGTTGAACCCGCTGGTGGTGATCGCCAGGCCGGTGGAGCCGCCCATGTTGTTGTGGGCTGCATTGAACAGCGCCACGTTATCCACGCTGGTCACGGCGTTGCCGGTGATCAGGCCCCAGATGATGTTGCTCTCAAGGCGGCGGAATCCGCGGCCGAGCATCTCAGGAACACGCTCCAGAGCGCTCAGATCATCGTTGATGATGGCTTGGCGGGTAACGGTCACCTTGCGGGCGTAGGTGGCCAGCTTCCAAGTGTGCTGAGCCTCAACCAGAGTGCCGGCCTTGTACTCGCCGCCTTCGAGCAATGCCTCAGGGGTGAGTGCGCCAGCCACGATCAGATCGTTGGCGTTTTTGAAGTCGGGCAGGTTGCGCTGACGGGCGATCGGCCGCCAGGTGTGGGGCTCCTCCTGATAGGCAGCGTCGAGAGTCTTGCCGGCCAGGTTGGAGAACAGCAGCGGGAAGTCGCTGGTGCTGTGGAAGCCACGGCTGACCAGTTCGGTCTTGCTCATGCCCCGGGTGTTGGTGCCGCGGGATTCCAGGTACTGGCGGGTCAGCTCCAGCAGGGTGTAGGAGCGGAACTCGCGGCCCAGGTCGGCGTCGTCACCCTTGAGGGTGCCGGGACGGATGCGGGCCTCCAGGCCCAGGCTGATGCCGCGCATCAGGGTGTCGCCGCTGTCACGGGTGACGGCGATCTGGGCGGGATGACCCAGAGGGGCGGGGCCGTCAGCGGCGCGGGTGTCGCCGCCCTCAAGGCGCAGGCGCATCAGGCGCACGGCCTCACGGCTGCACTCGGTCACGGTCTTGCCGGAGCGAATCAGTTCGTCAGTCTGCTCGGCGGTCAGGCCGGCGTCCTGGCCGAGGCGGAGCAGATCGCGCTCGCGGCGGAGTTCGGAAGCGGTGCGCTGCAGCTCGGTGTCTGCGGCGGCCACGGGGGCGGGGGAAGGGGAAGGATCGGCGCTGCGCTGAGCGTCGATAGGCGCCGGGTCACCCCCGGCCTTGGTGAGGTCTTCGGTCATCGGGGGATCAGCGGGATTGATCGTGTGCTGTTGGTCGCCGCGCATCACGGCATGCGTGTCCTGCCCGATCGGCACCAGAGAAACCAGATTCGGTTCCCAGTCGGTGGCGATCAGCAGGTTCCTGGCGCGGTCTTCGCGGTGCCGGTAGATCCGGGCATCCACAGAGAACCGGGCCGATCCGGTCCGCAGCCGCGGCAGAGCGATGTCCATCGCAGCGGCGGGGCCGTCCACTACCACATCACCGATCAGCTCGGTAATGCCTTCGTCGTTCCGCTGCAGAGACAGGTTGGTGACCGCGCCCCAGATCGTGTCTGAGCTGCGCTTGTGGTCGTAGTCCGTCGGCAGCGGCCGCTTGGGCCACCGGATCGCTTCGTTGGTGTGGAGCAGCTGGAACCCATCACCAACGTCGGCGTCCGTCGAAATGACGATCGTCGCGGTCCGAGTTTCCTCGTTCCACGAGTTCGGCGCCAGTAGCGCCATCCGTTGGATCTGTTGATGGTCCATGCCTCAGGCTAGGGACCGCCGATCAATCCTCTGGCTGAGCTTCCGGTTCTGCAGTATCAACAGCCGCAGCAGATCGCCCGGCTGCAGCCGTCATGCCATCCACGCTCAGCGCCAGGCCCTTGGCGCGGGCGTTGGCCATGTCGGCCTCCAGTTCGGCCATCACCTCGGCCGGGATGAATCCGAGGGAGCGTTGCACCTCCGACAGCGACATAAACCCAGCCTTGACGCCTTCGATCAGCGCGGTGATCTCTTTGGCCGGGTCCACCAGTTCGCGGCGGGGCGGGGTCCAGATCATGCGGCGGGGGCCACGCACCTGGGCCAGCCGGGCGGCCTCGTTGAACCAGCGATGCACCGGGTCGAGCACCTGCGGGATTGTGATGTTCCAGCGCCAGGCTGCGACGTTGCGGTGAAACTCCAGCCACCCCATGCGGGCGCTGCTGAAATTCACGTCCGACAGGATGCCGGTCAGAGCCTCGAATGTGATCCCGTAGCCCGCTGCCACTGCGTGGAGGTGGTGTTTCTGGTGGCTCACGTAATCCGGCGACTGGGGCGGATTGGCGAAGGTGATCTGCTTGCCATCGGGCAGGATCTCGATCGCGCCCGGCTCCAGTGTTTCAGTGAGCGCTGTGGTGCTGGCCAGGTCGCTGGGCTCGTTGCTGTACACGAACGCCGTGAAACAGGCCGCGATCTTCGTTTTCAGCAGCATCGCCTGGGTGATGTCGTCAATATCCCGCAGGTGCAGCAGCACCGCTGAGCCGAATGGCACGCCGATCGCCTGGCCGGCCCGGTTCACCTCGTAGGTGTGGATGATCTCGCTGGCTGGCACGAAGTCGCTCTGGATCTTCACCCCGTTCCATTCGGTCTCGCCCGGGTGGGTCTGCCGGATCCAGTAGCCCTCCAGTCGGCCGTCGCGGTCGTACTGCTGGCCGAACTTGATCCGGCTGCCGTCGTCCCGGCTGAAATCCAGCATGTCGGGCTCCATCACCTGCAGCCGCAGGCCCACTAGTCCCTGATCGGCCAGCCGCTCATCCATCCGCCGCCGGATCAGGCAGCTGCCGCGCACGGCGGTGGTGCGGGCGATCAGCGACTGCAGGCCGTACCAGTTCAGCTTCCCGGCGTAGTCGCACTCGATCGTGTCCGCCCAGTCGTTCCAGGCCTGCTCATACCGCCGGCTGCCACCCTGCGGGCTGCCGATGATGCCATCCCCCACCCAGTTGTTGGTGATCACCCGCACCGCCCGGTTGGACCAGGGGTTGGAGTCCACCAGGTCTTGGTGCCGCCGCGTCAGCAGCCGCCAGGCGGTGCGGATGTCGGCGTTGGGTCCGCCGTTGCGGGTGTACCAGTTCTCTGTGCGCCTGGATTCCTTTGCCGACTCAAACGCCCGCAGATGGGTGATGGCCAGCTCTTTCTGCGCGGACTTGAGCGCCAGCTCCAGCTGATCGCGGGTCGGCTTGCGCGCCATGCTCAGTCCCTCTTGAAGCTGGCGTAGTGCCGGCGGCGGCCAGCGCCGGCGATGCCAAGATCCTCCTCCATGGTGGCCTTGAGTTTCATCATGTCGGTGAGATTCCGGTACGAAACCTGCCGGCCGTTGCTGCTGACGGTGGTAACGCCCTCGGCAATCGCAGCCACCAGGTCGTCGTACTGCTGCTGCGTAAATGCCATTGGACACCTCCCCGGTTCAGGCTACCGAGCGAGCCAAGTTCCCTTGCGGCGCTCGACGGCGGCAGGGGCGGCAGGGGCGGTGAGCTGCTGCGCGAGGCGATCCCACATCGTCCCCCGGGCGTACCTCCTAGACACCAGCTGCAGCGCGGCATAGGCCATCCGCGTGCAGTCGCCGCCCTCGTCGCGGCTGCCGGGTGGGCACTTCCATTCGTAGACCGTCTGGCCAGCTTGGCGCTTGGGCAGCTTCTTCCACGGGAACACCTCCGCCAGGAACTGATCAGTCGAGGCCTCGCCGAAGTGCAGATAGCCAGGCCCAGGTGTTTCCTGTCTCAGCCGGCCCTGCAGGTGCTGAATGCTGGTGTCATAGCCCACCGGATACAGCAGAACATCACGCCGGGTGGAGGCCTGATTCTTCCGGTCAACAAACACAGCCTTGCCCTTGTCAATCAGCGGCCGACCCTTGCCTGAAATGCCCTTCATGGGCGCCCACTTGCCCGCTCGGGTGCGGCACCAGTCGCGCACTTCCTTGGTCGCCAGGCCGCCATCGTCAATCCCGCCAAGGGCGATCTGCAGCTCTACGCCATCCTCCCGGCGCCAGCGGGTCTCGCTGATCGCATCGAGCTGATCAAGGGTCTCGGTCTGCTGCGGGTCGCCGTCGATCTCGTAATGGGCAATGTGCCAGCCCTCTTCGCCGCGGCCCCATCCCCAGACGGTCAGCACCAGCCGTTCGCCCACGGCGCCGCCGCCGCCCTGCACGTCCACGCCGGCGGTGAGCAGCAGCACGCCACCGGGCACGGTGCCGGCCGGGTAGCCGTTGCCGGCCTCCGCATCCTCGCGGCGCTTGGTCAGCCCCTCCACGTTCAGCTTGCCGGCGAGGGTGTCTTCCCAGGGCAGGCCCAGCACGGTGTTGTGGAAGGTCTGCATCAGGTCGGGGTCGCCCTTGCGCATCATCTCCAGCGCCTCCTGGTACTCCCGCACCAGCACGTCCCAGTCGGCTGCCGGTGAGTAGCTGTAGGCCGCCCAGATGTGGAAGCTCACCAGTCCCGGCACTTGGGAGACGGCCGTAGCCCGCCACTCACCCCGCTCCACCATCCAACGCTTTTTGCTGTGGGGGATCAGCTCGTGACAGTTCTGGCATTCGTACTTGCCGGCATCTTCGCCCTCCTTTCGCATCTGCTCCCACCGCAGCGTCTGGTGATCGCCGCAGAACGGGCAGGGCACATAGAACCGCCGCTGATCACCCTTCAGGAACCACTGCTCGGTCTTGCCGCCCACCTCCGCCTTGAAGATCGGCGTGCCGCCAATGGCAATCTTCCGGTCCCAGTAGTAGTCCGCCCGGTTCCGGCCCAGCTTGATCTGATCGCCCTCGCTGATCCGCTCGTAGGCGTCGGGCTCATCGAACAGCACCACCTTGCGCGACTTCCTGCGGAACGATCGGCCGCTGGCCGCGTTCACAATGTCGATCAGGCCGCCATTCGTGAGGATCTTCAGCAGGATGGTGTTGGTCGCCGTGTTCCTGGCCTTCGACTCCGACATCAGGCCCTGGAGCACAGGCGTGTCGTCAAACAGTGGCTTGATCTCTTCCTTGCTGTAACCCTC